TTATATGGTATATCCTTTATATATTTTTGTATTTAGTATTATCAATATTTATAATTTTAAATATAGGAAATTTACTTTTTTATTTATATTTATAAATGGTATAATATTACTTTTTTCTATTGCATCATATTTATTACTACCAAGCTATGAAGTAATTAGTGATTTTAAATCTGTATCAAAATATTTATCAATTACAAATACTTATTTACTTATTATAAATATTATTTATTTACCCTCTTTAAGTATTATAATATATAGTTTAATTTCATTATATAAATTACATAAATTATTTGATTATGTATATAATATGGATGAATTAAAAGATTTTAATCATAGTTTATATAACAATATAAATAATATAAATAATTTAAATAAATTAAACCTTTTAAAAAATTATAATAAAGATAGTATAAATAAAAATTATATAAATAATATAAATAATATAAATAAAAGCGATATAATTAATAATTTGAATAAAAACAAATCATTATTTATTTATTACATTAACAATATAAATTCAATCAAGTATTTTCAAAAATATGTAAAAATTAATGATTTTATAAAATCATACAATATTATTTCTATTTTTCATTTATTTAAATTATTTAAAATTGGACTGTATTTTTATATAATAATTACTAGTCAGTGTTATTTAACTAATGAGAAACATTTAGAATTAACTGAAGATATTAATTTAAATTTATTAGTATATTATTTATTTAATGTTTGTAATATAATATTAGATCTACTATTAGTTATTATTATATATTATATTGCAAATAAAAAAATAAAATTATATACATTTATTATTTTACCTTTGACTAATTTACTTTATTTTATCCTTAATTGGAAATATTATATATTAATAAATACTATTAATAGTATTTTTTTTATTGTTTATTATTTAAGAAATATTTAGAAATATTTAGAAATATTTAGGTATTTCAAATATTATATAAATATAATATTTAATTATATTATAATATAATTAAATAAATGGGAGGGGGATTATTACAATTAGCCGCACGTAGTTATATGGATGAATTTTTAACTCAAAATCCTGTTTTTAGTTATTTTAAATTTGTATATAAAAAACATGGAAATTTTTCTACTGAATCAATGATACAAAATATTGAAGGTAGTAAAAAATTTGGACATACAATATTTATAAAATTTTATAGAAATACAGATTTAATTAATAAAGTATATTTTGAAATTGATTTACCTGATTTACCTGTTACAGCAAATAATCAAACCGGTTGGATCGATAAAATAGGACATAACTTTTTTAAATCAATTGAATTAATTATTGGTGATATGACTATTGATAAACATTATCCAGATTGGTTTAACATATATAGTGAATTATCTATTCCAAAAGAAAAAATAACAGGATATAATGAACTAATAAACCATACAGGTATGGACGGTGGTTCTGGTCATATAGTGGGGAAAAAATTATATTTACCATTAATCTTCTTTTTTAATAAAAGTTATCAAAATTCTTTACCTATTATTGCATTACAATACCACGATATATGTTTAAAATGCGAAATTAATGATTTGAGTAATTTGGTTACATCATATGCTAATACAACGTCCATTACTAATAATACACTTAATATTAATTGTTACGCTGATATGGTATATTTAGATAAAGTAGAAAGAAAAAAATATTATTTTAACAAACATTTATATAATATTGAACAACTACAGATTCGTAAATTTTATATTGATAGAAAAATTCATCAATTTAATGTAACTTTAAAAAATCATATAAAAGAAATTATTATCATTGCTAAAAAAGATGGTAATAACTCTGGTGATTATTCGTTAAATAATTCTAGTCCTATTAGTGAAATTAAATTATTATTAAACGGTATTCCCAGAACAGAACAAACAGATTCTAAATATTATCATTTGGTACAAAATTTTTGCCATCATAAAAATATTCCTACAAATTATATTTATACTTATAGCTTTGCTCTTGATCCAGAAGATATTATAAATACAGGTTCTTGTAATATGTCTTCAATAGATTTAATTAAAATATTAGTTACAATGAATGATAGTTTTGGAACAGGTGAATTATGGTTAATAGGTGTATCCATTAATCAACTTGAAATCAAAAATGGATTAGCAGAATTAAAATTTTAACTTGTTTTTTTAACTTGTTTTTTTGACTTGTTTTTTTATTTATAAATTATATTTATCATTCTTCATATTATTTTTTATAAAACATTTTTGTTTTAATATTTCATAACTTGTTTTAATTGATGTTCCTAATAGATTTACTAATACATATAATATTCTAAAAGGTTTTGTTATATAATCTAACATATTTAATATTAATTTTGGATTCTGATAATAAATATTTGTTATACTTGATACTCCTGATATATTTGTTTTAAGATTTGTAAATTTATATATATTAAATATACTTATTATATACTTTATATAATATGTTAAATTTATGGCAATAGTATATATAATATTGACCAATACATTATTGTAAATATTTATTATTAAAGTATATAATATTTTTAATGGATATAATAAAAATAATATTCCATTTATTAAATCTTTAAAACCTTCTAACTTAAATATCTTTACAATATAATCTACTTTTAATAAAATACTATTAATATTAAATATATTTATTTTAAAATCTCCTAAGTAATATAGTACATTATTTTTAAATGACAAATATAAATTTGGGAATAAATATACTAATTGATATACAGTCCATAAAAAATAAAAAAAATTAAAAAATAATAAAATATATTGTATAATTTTTCTTTGGTTATAATTAAATAAAAATCCCCAATATGGTATTATTTGATTATTTGGATTATTATAGTCTTTTATATAATCTAATAGACATTTATTATTAAAGTAATATAATTTATTTAAATCTTTGGTATCAATACAAAAACTTATAGTATTTATATTTTTAATTTTATTTTCCTTATAAATATAATTAACTTTTTCAGATTTTTTTAATTCTAATGTAATAAATTCATTACTACTATCATTATAATTAGACTTTCTATTTAATGCAGTAATATTATTTAAATTTATATTTACATTTATTTCATCATTTGTTATTATAATATTATCATTATTAATATCTAGATATAATGATTTATATTTAACTACATGATATAAATATAATTCTTTAACATAAATCATATTAAATAAACTGATTTTTAGTAAAATATAAATAAAATATAAATAATGTTTTATATATTTTACTATTTAAAAGTTTCTTGATGTAAATAAAATAGTATTATATATTTTATGGAAGATACTAATTGGACTTTCAAATATAGACCGAAAAATTTAGATGATTTATATGAAAACAAATATATTAAAAATGTAATAAATCAATGTATCGATACTAATGATATGCCTAATTTTTTATTTTATGGACCTTCTGGAACAGGTAAAACAAGCACAATATATACTATCATAAACCATTTTTTTAAATCAAAAAATAAAAATTTAGATAATAGAATATTATATCTAAATGCTAGTGATGATAGAGGTATTAATGTTGTAAGAGAAAAAATTAAAACATTTTCAAAATTATCTATCAATAAAAATGAAGAAAATTCTCCAAATTTTAAAATTATAATATTAGATGAAGCAGATAATATGACTCAGGATGCTCAATCTGCCTTAAGAAGAATTATGGAAATTTATAGTAATAATACTAGATTTTGTATTATATGTAATTATTTAAATAAAATAATTGAACCAATTGTTTCAAGATGTAGTTCATTAAGATTTATTAGTTTAAATAAAGAATGTATTTACAATATAATTAACAGGATTGAAGTAAATGAAAAATTTAAACTAGATAAAGATATTAAAGATTACTTATATAATGAGACGCACGGTGATGCTAGAAAAATTATAAATTTATTAGAATGTTTGTATAATTTATATTATAAAAATAATAAAAATAATGATAACCATATTTACAAATATGAATTATTGAATGATTTAACTGGCAATATGAATAATAAAACATTTTTAGATTTATTATATAAAATTAAAAATTCTAAAATCCAAGGTTTACCTGAATTAATTAGTAATATTAAATATGAATCATATGATATTAATAAAATTATTAAAAAAGTTATACAATTTGTATATAATTCAAATCTTAATTATGAACAACAATACCACTTTGTTAAAAAGTATAATAATTATTTAAGAAATATATTTGAAGGTTGTAATGAAGAAATAGTTTTAAATAAATTATTTTATGATATAAAATTATTATGTAATAATCAGGATTTAGATTTAGATTTAGATAAAGATACATAATAATTATCTGTAATATGTGATTCAATATTTATTAGATCACCTTTTTTTATAATTAAATCTCTTGTTGGTAAACCAAAAAATTGGAGAATTTCAAGCATTATACCACAATGAGATACTAATAATATATTTTTATTATTTTTAAGGTCTCCTTTTATTTTTTTCATAAATTTTGGCATTAAGTTTTTTATTCTGTAATGTAAGTCTCTGTAATTTTCCGGTATTGATTTTTTTAATGATTCTTCACTATAAATACTATTATATTTGTAGTAATTATATACATTATATTTTTTTAATAAGTCGGCAGGAGTTTTTAAATTAGAATCTTTATTGAAAAAATCTTTTAATAATATATCCATTAAACCATATTCAATATTAAGTTGTATCTTATGTTTTTTAGCATACGGGGTAATTGTTTGCATACATCTTAGAAACGGACTACAATATATAGTATCTATATTGACATTTTCGCATTTTTTTATTGTTTTAGTTTCTGAATTTTTAATTCCTATTTCTATTAATGGTGTATTACAAGTAATACTATCTTCTCTTTCTTCATGTCTTAGTAAAAATAACGGCATAATATTTTATATTTTATTATAATATTATAATATTATAATTAAAAATTTAAATAAGATTATATTATATTTAGTATTATATTTAGTATTTTAGTTAAATATTTTTCTTATTATATTTGAAAATATACTTTTTTTACTTTTTTTAATATCATTTTTATTACTTTTGTTTAGTAATAAAAATATAATATTTTGAAGGAATTGATATTCTGCTATTAATACAATCATTAATACATCTACTTCATGGTACTCATCATTTATATAATCAAATATTATGAAACACGTTTTTTGGACTAGCATTTCAATATTATAATCATGATTGGATAAAATTAATTCTTTAATTATTTTTTCAATTACATTAGAAAGTTTAGAAGTATTTATAATTTCTTGTTTTCCATATTTATAATTTAATTTTACTTTTATTTTTTTTAATTCTTTTATATTATCTTTTGATAAACTAGAACAATAATCGTTTGTTAACTCTTCTTTTAATGTTTTTAATCCGCTTTTGTATTTACTACTATCATATTTTTTTGGATCTTGAACATAATTTAATAAATTTATATAAATTCGTTTAATTTCATCTCTTTTACTAATTTTTTTAAATATTAAATGAATATTCTTTTGTAAAAATTCATCAGACATATTATTGAAGATTTCATTTACATTGTGTGATAAATCTTCTCTTTGTTCAGTTTGTACTTCAATATGATTTGTTTTATTTATATTATTGGATTTAGTGTCAACTATTATAATATCTTCATCGCTATCATTATATAATTGAATATCTGTTTCGTGATTACCAATATCTAACATATTTAATATTATCTAGTATTGACTTATATATAATTTTAATATATTATTTTATATATTAAAATAGAATACTATATATTTATTTTTATTATTTAGTTGATTATTTATTTGATTATTTATTTAGTTATTACTATTTTTATTGCTTTTTATTGCTTTTTATTGCTTTTTTTATTGCTTTTTTTATTGCTTTTTTTATTTTGTTTATTAGATAATTCATTTAATTTATTTATATATTTATCTGTTCTATTTCCTAATTTTTTATTCCTAATAGTTTCACTACTATTATCTATATACATTTTAAGATATTTACCATATAAATACATAAATAAATTTTTATATTGGGCATGGGAATTTTTATTTACAACATAGTTTACTTTTTTTAATAATCCAATATTAATTTTATTATTATTTTGATTATTATACTTTACTAACTTTATATATTCATCAATATTTTTATCAATATCTAAAGTTCTTATTATTTTCTTGATATCTTTTATCAATATATTATATATTTGGAGTATTTTTTCATAATCATAATTTAAATTTAATAAATTTTCTATTACTTGGACTTGATAATTAATATAAGAAATACTATGTAACATTACTGCTTTACTTTTTATAAAACCTGATAAATTATAATTATCGTTTAAAAAATTAAAGAAAGAATCATTGTGTTTTTTAGATTTGATAAAATAAAAACAAGTATGTAATCTTTTAAAATATTTTGATACATCTTGCATATAATATTTTGAAATACTTGAATCACATAATATTAAATTTAATCCTTCTTCATTACCATAAAGAGTTCCTGTAATTTTTATTAAATTTTGTAAATCTCTATTTTTTATTAAACTATTTAATTTATTAACTAATTCAATACTCTCATTTTTATTATTATCTAAGTATTTTAAATCAACTTCATTATTTTTATTGCTTTTATTATTACTTTTAGTATTATTACTTTTAGTAATATTTAATTCATCGTGTAATTCAATTACAATATCTAATGGTATTATTTCATATTCATTAAATTTAAATAATACTTCAAATATAATATTCTTCTTTTCTGTACTATCAATAAATTTTTTTAAATAATCCTTATAATTATAAGTAATATCCATATATATTTTTTCTCCTTTATTTATCTCTTCTAATGTCCATTTTAATTTATAAAAATCTTCAATATAATCTTTATAAATTCCTGCTTTTGTTTTAACATCTAATTTTGAATTTATTAAATTAACAATATTGTTATAATCATATTTTGAAATATCATTTTTTCTATCTAATGTTTCTAATAAATTTAATGCAACTTGGGTATTAATTTCATTATTTTTAAAATTATATGTATCAGTCCAAATTTTGTCTTTTCCAAGTCTTAAATCCATAAATATTATATTATCATTTTTTTGGATATATTTTAATACTTGACTAATAACTTTTTTTAATTGAGTATATTTTATATTACTATTTAGATTTAAACCTAAATCTATATCTGTTACAACATCATACCATTTTTTATAAAAACTTCCTTTTTTTGATATTTTTATATTATTATAATCTATATTTTTTCTTAATTCTGATACAAAAGTACCTATACTATTTTTCTTATTTTCATCCTTTATAATCATTTTAGACAGATTATACTATATTATTAAATATTATTTTAATAATATAGATATTTTATTTATTTTTTAATTTATTTTTTAAATTTTTATCGTTTTTTATTTTAATTTTTTTCTTAAGTAATTATATACAAAAATAAAATGGGTGGAGGTTTAATGCAATTAGTCGCTTACGGCGCACAAGATATTTACTTAACAGGTTCTCCTCAAATTACTTTCTTCAAAGTAGTTTACAGAAGACATACTAACTTTGCTATGGAATCAATCCAACAAACATTCAACGGTAGTGCTGATTTTGGTAACAGAGTTACTTGCACTGTTTCTAGAAATGGTGATTTAGTTCACAGAATGTGGGTTGAAGCAACATTACCAGCAGGAAATGCTAAAGCTAACGGTTCTGTATGGGGATCAAATGTTGGTCATAGATTAATTAATAATGTAGAATTAGAAATTGGTGGTCAAAGAATTGATAAACATTACGCTGATTGGTTAGAAGTTTGGTCTCAATTAACTGTTCCATCTGGAAAAACAGCTGGTTATAACTCTATGGTAGATAGTGATTCAGCCGCTTCTGGTATCTTTGCTGCTAATACAACAACACTTGATACTGGTGTTGGAAAAGGTGATGGTACTAATAAAGCATTATCTGTAGGAACATTATTTGGATTAAATGCTGCCGATGTAAAAATTGTAATTACCGAATCAGGAAGTAATGGAACATTAGCATTAGGTGCTGACCAAGGTGCTGCTGTATATGCTGCATCAACTACTATAGTAAAAGCACAAGTTACTGGAGCATTTGCTGGTGGTGTTTTAACTATTTCATTAAAAGATGCAAATGGAAATTTAAAATCAGCAGATGGAACCGGTAATGCAGAATTAAAAGTAACTGTTGGAGGAACTAATTATGAAGTAACATTTGCTTCTGGTTTAAGACCAAATAATGCTACTACTTCTATTGCTGCCAAAAAATTATATGTTCCATTACAATTTTGGTTTTGCAGAAATCCTGGTTTAGCTTTACCTTTAATTGCTTTACAATACCATGAAGTTAAATTAAACTTAGAATTTGAAAGCTTTGCTAACTCTGTATCATCTTCAATGGTTGAAACATCTGGTTCTTTATCTGATGCATCATTATGGTGTGATTATGTATATTTAGATACTGATGAAAGAAGAAGATTTGCCCAAGTAAGCCACGAATATTTAATTGAACAATTACAATTTACCGGTGATGAAGCAAGTGCTAATGCAACATCTGCATTAAGATTAAACTTTAATCATCCTGTTAAAGAATTAGTATGGGTAGGAACTACTAGCACATCTGGTGTATATGATGGAACTTTATCTTTAGCCAAATTACAATTAAACGGTCATGATAGATTTGAAGAAAGAAATGGTGATTACTTTAACAAAGTTCAAGCTTACCAACATCATACTAATATCGCAAGTGGTAATGTTTATTTATACTCTTTTGCTTTAAGACCTGAAGAACATCAACCATCTGGAACATGCAACTTTTCTAGAATTGATAACGCAACTTTACAATTAACATGGGCTGGTGCCGTATCTGGTAGAAATGCTAAAGTATTTGCAGTCAACTACAACGTATTAAGAGTTATGTCTGGTATGGGTGGTTTAGCATATTCTAACTAAATATTTAATATTATATTTAGTATAAATTTATTTATTTTTTATAAAATTTATTAAATTATAATTATAATTTAATTAAATATTTTATTAATTTTTATTAATTTTTATTATTATTTAGTTTGTGTGTATATAATATATAATAAAATATATAAATATGTATACAAATAAATATATTAATTTTATTTTTTTAATTATTGCTACAATATTGTTATTTTTACGTAAAAGAATTAATATAAATAGTAATACATTATTTATAGTTATTTCTTATTTAATTATATTAAATTTTATACAATTTTTATTACATCTTGAAATTTCTAATGATCAAGATATAAAACTTAAAATTAATAATATTTTTAGTAGTAATAAAGATTGTTCATTTAATAATAAATTACTTACATTTATAAATCAAGGATTATATTTATTCCAACCATATATCTTATTATTAATATTTCAATTATTTGATAAAAATTCATACAACAAATATATATATAATTATTTAAAATTAGTAGTTTTTGTATTATGTATATTTAATAGTATATTATTCTATTTTAAACATTATAATTGTTCTTTTGTAAACTGTAACTCTTTATGCACATTAAATAAAGATAATGATTTTAAAGAAAGTATAAAAAATAATTCATCAAATTATAATTATATTATATTTATAAATATTTTTGTTGTTGTATTACCTTTATTATTTATGATGAATTATAAAGTTACATTATTATATTTATTATATATTACTGCTATTTACTTATTAAATAATAAATATAATTTTATTTATAAAGGTGAAAATGGTATTTTTATAAGTGGAATATCATTATTATTTTATATATATATATTATTTAAAAAATACTTATACACAGATGAAAATATATGGAAAAGACCTAAAGGGATTTTTAAACTTTTTGATAAAAGATATTAATTAATTTAAATATACTAATTATTTACTTAAAGTATGTTAATAAATCTTTTTTTGTTAATGGATTTTGGATAATATTGAATATTTTTTCAAACATTTTTACTCCATTTACTCCTCTAAAACTACTAGCACTTAATATTGATATAAAATTTGTGTATGTTTTATCATCTCTTGTTCTAAATATTTCAAATCTATTATTTTTAGTATTATATAAACATTCTACTATCATACCATCAAATATTTTGAAATTTTTTCTACCAACTTGAATAGTATATAATTCTGTATTTTTTGTAAAATTTATAGTATCAAATTTATCTATTTTTTCAATTTTTTTGACATTTACTTCATAACTATTAGTAATTGTATTATATAAAACTAAACTTTGTTCAAATTTATTAAAATTAATATTTGCATTATTTGATATTAAAAATGAAAATAAGTTTTGTAATTCATTATTATTTAAATTATTAGAACTATTTTCTCTATTTATTTTATTAAATTTACTATTTACATTAAATAAATTCATAATATATTTATTATTACTTTTGGTAATATTAACTAGAAAATCTATTGATAAATATTCAGATAATTTCCATTTATAAACCTTACCACTTTTATAATTTGAATCTTTAATCATTAATAATAATCCATCATTAGGAATATTGCTATCTATTAAAGAATTTAATTTTTTACTTCCTTCATCTTTATCTACACCTTTAAAACGTTTTAATGTATATTTGTTAGATTTTTGGTTAGATTGATTATTTTCCATTGATAATATTTCCAATACACCATTTATATTATTTAAATTATCATAAACTATTGTATTTAATATTTTTAGATTATCATTATATGTTAATTTAGTATAGTCTTTTTTATTATATAATAATACACTAACAATATATATTTCATTATCAATTAATTCGACTTCAAATAAACTATTATTTAAACTATTATTTAAACTATTACTCAAACTATTATTAAAATTTATTATATTTATTCTATTACTAGAATCAATTAAATATCCTGTATTATTCATAATAAATAAATACATATGTTCTCCATCTAATTTTAAAGTAAAATATATATCTTTTTGGACTACATTATTAATATTATTATGGGATAAATAATCAAAACTTGATGATATATTATATAAGTTATGAAACCTTTTAAAATTTAATAAATTTGTAATTGTATTTCGAACTATACGAAATTTATTATTTTGATCTAACAATCCTTTAAAATATTGGTCTAGTTTTATAATATAATCATTATAATCTACTACCTTTTTTATTGCATTATGTTTGTTTAATAATTCTACTTCTAAATATCCTTTGATATAACGAACTTTACTTTTTAACATATCTGTAATTTTATTATTAATTTCACTTAAACTTAATTTATTATGATTAAAATTAACATTTATTAAATCACTTTCCCAAGTAAAATCATATCTCCATTTTTTATCTTTTGTTGTATAAGAAACTCTCTTTTTTAATAATATATTTGAATAATTTTTCTTTAATTCTATATTTTTTACTGGAACTTCAGATTCCAATTTATAAACAATTTCAATATTATCATTAATACTTTTTGAATTTCCCTTTTTTATACTCTTATAACTCCTTATATAATTATAATTATCATCGTATTCAAATATATTTTTATTAATTCCAATAATTAATGACTTATAATATTTTGTTTCTGTATCTAAATTAAATATATCTTTATCAAAATTTTTAAATATATAATTAAATTCATATTCATTATACATTATTTTATTATTTTTATAAAATCTATATTCAATTTCAATGTCTTGATTTTTATCATCTTTGACAGTTTTTTTATTTTTTTTTAAAAAATTTGATATTATATTTTCAATATTCATCAATATATAATAATATTATATATTAAATTTATATTTAGTTTGTATATATCAGCATTTTTATTTTTATTTAGATACACTATAAAATGCCCAAAATTCTCTATTATAATTCATTTGATATTTAAAATTTCTTGATAAATAATTTCCAATTACAAAATTTAAATTATATTCTTTTAATATCAAATCTAATGATAACCAATTAATATAATTTGCTTTAATATCTTTTAAATCTTTTATATGTAAATTATCTTTTCTATTATTATCATATACAAAATGATATAATAAATGTTCTATATCTGATATCATATAATCAACATAGTCAACTACATCTGGTTCTATTATCATTAATATTCCACTAGGTTTTAGTATCCTTTTTATTTCAGATAATAATATATCTAAATTATCTACATGATGTAATACATTTATTAATGTAATAAATGATATACTATTATCATTATAAGGTAATTTTTTATAATTTTTTTGTAAGATTGTAAAATTTATATTATTATTTATTTTATATTGTTGCTCACTAAATTCATTAAAATCAACTCCATATATATTTTTTGATTTTAAACCTAGTAATTTACCTAATTTTTCTGTTACAATACAATCTCCACAACCAATATCAAGATAATTAGTTAAATTAAAATTAAATTCTTTTTCAAATTTTGGTATATAATTTTTAATTTTATCATAATATAATGATGTTTTCAAATTTATTGTTGAACATATTTTTTTCTTTTTATTAGAATATTTTCTATTATCTATTAAATATACTTTTCTTAACTCATTATAAATATCTACATCTGTATCTACATTATTTAATATATTAATAACAAAATTATAAGAACGAATATTTATTCTTTTAGTTAACATATTTAATAATCTATGACCAATCATTCTATTTTTTTTACTTAATTTCCATAAAGTTTTAATTTGTTTATTTGAATATATATCTTGATATTCACCTTGATATAACTTCATATTTTTATATTCTTTTAATAAACATTCTGAATAATATTTATTTGATAATTTATATTGTTTTATCAAATCATTTTTAGAGTATAATTTTAATGGATGAATTTTATTCAATCTTTTTTTTACATTCTTTTTATATTTTTTTTTATCCGTTTGTTCATTTATTTGTTCATTTATTTGTTTATCTATTTGTTCATTTATTTGTTCATTTATTTGTTCATCCTTTTTATGAGATTTATTATTAGATTTCTTATAAGATTTCTTATTAGATTTCTTATTAGATTTCTTATGAGATTTCTTATTAGATTTCATTACTATATTTATAAATAATATTTATAAATAACCTAAAATAAATTATTATAATTTATAACTTATTGTTTTTCAAAAACATATGCATTATATAAAAATGAAATTTTTCTTTCATAATTTAATAGTTTCGAACTCATTTTTTCATTAATATGGGGCATCTTTTTTTTATTAATTATATAAAAATTAATTGTTTTTAAATTATCAATTAATACACTAGGTATAACTAAATTTTCTATTGGTGAATTATCTAATCCATGAACTCCTTTTTGGTATACACTAACTTTAAGATTTGTGCTATTTTTTGTTTCTTTTGAATCATATTTTTTCTCTATTTCAAATATTTTTTCATTATTTTTATTAATAGTATATTTATCGTGATTTTTAAAAAAATTATATAAATATTCACCATCTAGCGCATATATTAATAATCTTGTCCCTTTTGTACTGTGTTTATCTATATTTTTTAGTAATTGTTTATAATTATGAATCATGTAATGAATTGAAAAATCAAAAGTGATACAGTTAAATATTTTATTTTTAAAATCTTTTTTAAAATTCTTTTTATTTTCTTCATCTAATCCTGCTCTACCAGTACTCCAGTTTAAATCACCTATACCCCAATAAATATTAATATCTATATATGTATCTTTTAAATCTTCTATTTTAGACAAACCTAAATTATAATATTCTTCTGATGGTTCAATTGCATAAACTTCTTTAATATTATTTTTTTTCCAGTTTCTAATATTTTTTAATGGACCTGAACCTACATCTAATAAAGATTCACATTTATTACAATTTCTATATAAATATTTAGATCTACTTTCATAATGATAAGTTGATAAATTTGGAAATAATTTTTTTCTTATATCTGAACTTTTTTTAACATTATATTTATTATATGTATTTTTTCCTTGAGTAGAAGACATTTCAACTTAATATATGTATATATTAAATTATAATATTTAAATTTATTATCTAGTATATTATCTGGTATATTATTTAACGAGAATTATAAATATATTAAAAATATATTATAAAAATATTATTATAATATTGTAATATTATAATAATATTATGTCTAATAAAAAAAATAACAAAATTAAAGAATTAGAAACATATATTGAAAATAAAATAAATGTTAATACATTTAATAGAAATATTAATAATATAGTTTCTGAAAGAAATGATTTAGTAAGAGAAAATATAAATATACACAAAGATAACGTAGATATAGATTATAAGATAAATAAATCTAAAAATTATAATAATATAATAAAAATTAGGGAAAATGATTTTAATAAATATAATACTCAGACAATTATTTTCTGTTTAAATATATCAAATAATACTTTTAATAAAGAATATAAATTAATACAAAAAAAATGGTTTATTAAAAATAATAAAACATATATAACATTAATTCCTAATACTATTGAAAATAAATTTAATGGATGGTATAATACGGGATTTTTTTATAAAAATGATATAGATAATATAGATAGTTTAATTAATAAGGAAATAAATTTACATAAATTAAATATAACAAAATTTAATATATATACTTTAATAAAAGATAAAATTATTAGTGATATTTGTTTAAGTAAAGCATTTATATATGAAGAAAATATTGTAAAAGATGATAGATATATTGAATATTTAAAAGATTTTAAAAATCTATCTGTGAGATATTTATATTTAAAAATTGAAAATAAGAATAAAGATAATTATATTATATTTAAAATAAATATTGATTATAATTTAATTGAAATTAAGGAAGTAGTTATTAATGTTGATGATAATTTATTAAATAATATAAATAAACTATGTTAAATTTATTTTAAAATTTAATTAAAAATTTTAATTAAAAATTTTAATTAAAAATATTATATTAATATATAAAATAAAATGAATATGTTAAACAAAGTTTCAAAAATGTGGAATAATATGTCTTTACTCCAAAAAGTATTCGTTGTAGTAGCAATATTAACTGTATTATGTTCTATTTGTGCTGATTGCTTTTTATGTGAACAATGGCCATTAAGAGTTCCTCAACAAGTTATGGATTTACCAGGTAATGTTATGGATAGATTAAGACCTAATGATTCAGAAGTATCTGAAGAATTATCTGAAGAAGTATCTGAAAGTTTCCAAAATGGAGGTCCTAAAGTTGTATTATTTTATGTTCCTTGGTGTCCTCATTGTAAAAATATGATGCCTGAATGGAAACAATTAGAAAAAAATTTAGATGGAACACAAACTAGTGTTGATAAAGTAAATTGTGAAGAAAAACCAGATGTTGCCAAAGAAAATGAAGTCGATGGTTTCCCAACAATTATTTTATTTAAAGATGGTAAATCTATCCCTTATGAAGGTGATAGAACTGCCGAAGCAATTAAAGATTTTGTAGAAAATAATTAAATATATGAATAATTATAAATCATATTTTTAATTAAATCTTATTAAAATAAATTTTATTATTTATAATTATTATATATAGATATAATAATCATATATTATTCAAATGAATACTGATATGTATATACTAAGTTTAATTAAAAAATTTAAAGTACCAAAAAATTTATTTATGTTATTTTATTTACTAACAGTAATATATTTCTTTTGTGAACATTTTAAATATTTTCAAACATCACAAAAAGTATATTTTTCCCTTATTATATTAATTAGTTTATTAATAATTGACATTATATATAGAGAACACGAAAATAAAGTAGAAAATTTTTCAAATATAGGTTCTTCAAATAATATTAATAAAAATATTCA